AAGCCAACAGTCAGAGAGATGATCTCCGACAGGCTTTCCATGTTAAGTTTATTCAGATCAGTAAATGTCATAATCTTATGATTGATAGGTTATTAACTACTTTTTGCCGCAATATTTCTGCATGGCTTCATACGCTTGTCTGCGTCTCTCGTCTTTCGACAGTTGAGTTTTGTCATGAGAAGACTGTTTTGACTTGCTAGCGTCATTGCGTTCCTGCATGACAGGAGTTTTTGTCTGACGTGACAGCATTGTCTTGATCTCACCCAGCGACTTTTCAACAGCCTGCAAGCGTTTCGAGAATTCGTCCGGAGTCTTTGATCCTGCTTCCTCGACTTCCACCTCTTCGGTGTACTCTTTGAATTCAGCGATCTTTCCGTCTTTGATCACGAGGATGATCTTTCCTTCTTCGCCAAGATCAACGATGACTTCGCCATCTTCGACAGGTGAACCGTCCTCTTTTACCACTTCGTCACCAATCGCAGCTTCTTCTCCGCTTGCCTTGATGGTGATCTTTTCACCGTTCACTGTGCTTACTACTTGGTCAGCCAGCTTGGTTTCTCCATCTTTCTTCTCTTCACCTGCCTTTTCCCGAAGCAGGCTTATTGTCGCGGATTCCCCGAAGCTGATCAAAGAATTTCTGCTTAGACATTT